TACGCGACTGCTGCCCAGTTCGTACTTGTAGGAAGCGTTCTTTGTGTCCAAGTTATGCCGTCTGTTGAGGATGCGGCGACTGTTGAGCCGTAAGCAACCGCTGCAAACACACTGCCGCCGTACGCAACTGAGCGCCATTGTGAACCTGCAGGCAGCTGTGGTCCTGACGTAGGAGAGTCCCAGGTTACGCCGTTCGTTGACAGCGCCACTCTTTCACTGCTAGTCATCAGAAGTGCAAACGTAGCTGAAGCTGGCGGGTTGAGGAAATTCTTGACGTTCTGAGCTGCGATTATTCCTAGAATTGGCATAGGGTTCCTTTACGTAGAAAGACTAGTATATTGTATATCAGATTACTTAACGTGATTGTTGATCTAGCACATATTTAATACTAGATGCAGACCACTTTCCGCCATAGGCGGCAGGGATACCTTCGGCATTAAGTTTTTTAGCTATACCGTTCATTGACACACCAGCTGCTTTTTCAGTGTATATGCGATTTAATACTGCTTCTGGAATTCTTTTCTTTGGGCCAAGGTCTACACCCCAGACTTTACCTGTTGAGCGTCTGTATGAATGAACGTCCTTCTGACGCTCGGAGATGATAGATCTTTCCATCTCAGCTAGGGCAGACATAATAGTAACAACAAAGCGAGACTGGTAAGACGAAGTATCGAGATTAAGATCAAGAAGAACTAGTCGCCAGTCATACGTCTTAGAGTGGTCGATGATAGATAGGAAATCCTGCGTCGAGCGAGATAGGCGGTCTAAGCGGGTAACAAATAATGCGTGGGCTTTGCCTGACTCAAGATCTAGTAAGGCCTTACGAAGGACGGGACGGCCTTTAATTGACTTGCCAGAGCGTCCTTCCTCACGTATCAATTGTACATTTTTGTACCCTGCAAGCTCGGCTGCCTGTCGCAATGTACGCTCTTGAACCTCTAGTGAGATGCCGTCTTGAACCTGCATAGACGTCGATACACGGGCGTAAAGTAATGCTATCTTATCGTCAAGTTCCATTGAGATATCATACTCTGTTTAGCTTAAAATGTACTAAATACCATATGTACATTTATTGCAGACATAATACTTTGTCCGTTCTAATGTACAATTTTTACAGACAAACAAAAGAATCAAACTGCTATCAACCCTTAAGTTGAAGGGTGTATGCTTTTAAGGCGTCTTTACGCGGAACGAGAGGGCTTAGAGAAGATTAAAGACTAGCGATTGTGAAGCCATTGTTTTTATAGTTCAATAACTAAAGCCCAAGAAGCAGTCTCTTGGTTCCAAGTATAAACATTCCCATCGCTTGGGTACGGTGGCAAAACTGGAAGATCATCATCTTCTTGACTATATACTATTGCCCAAGAAGTTGTATCTTCGTCCCATGCATAAAAATTTCCGTCTTGTGGATACGGAGTTGGTGCTTGCCACAATGCAGTTTCTTGATTTAATATCCAGGACGGGTACGGGGAAGGAGCAATAAATCTATCATTTTCTTCATCCCAGAGATATCCCTCTCCAGCAAAATTCATTCTAAACCCACCACCAATAGCATTGTAAGATGTTTTAATCCAAGTTCCACCAAGATTATCAACTAACCACTTATAGCCTTCATCTCCATTAGGGTCATTGTTATCTCCTACAACTACCCTAATTACTTTATTTTCTGAATCTATCTCAGCCCAATGTGACATTTTTTATACCGCCGATTTCAAATAACGAACAATGACTAATCCTCCGCCACCGCGACCACCAAGGTATCCAGTACCGCCTGCATATGTATTGTCAGGATAATAATCGTTCCAACCTCCGCCACCTCCGCCTCCGCCTGAAGCAGGGTACGCATCACCCCAAAAAAGGTTGTTGTTGCTGCCAGGCTTAAGGAAAGGGTTGGTTGTATTGTCAGCCTTTGCCCAACCACCCTCTCCGCCATTAAAACCAAATGCAGAAGTGTCAAAAAGTTGAGTGCCACCACCGCCACCGCCACCATACCAACCGTACGAATTTGAGTCCCATGTTCCATATCTACCAGTGGTAGTTGCTAAGCCCCAACTTTCGTAGTCTGTTCTTGCAATTCCACCTGTACCACCTATTCCGCCTGGGCCAAAATTTACACCATCGAAACCTGCACTACCTGCACCGCCGCCTCCGCCGTCACCGTAGTTTACTCCGCTGTTGCCGCCGCCATATCCTTCTACTGGAGTATATCCTCCAGCATTACCAGTTCCAGCGTTAACTTTGCTACTTATCTTTGGTGCTCTAGCACCTCCACCAGATCCTCCATTAACGCTTCCAGCACCGGTACCACCACCTACGCCTCCGCCAGTTGCAGTTAATCCGTTAAAAGTTGTATTTCCTCCATTTGCAAAAAAATTAGCACCAGCGCCAATTACAGCATTGTATGAATCAGGTACAAGTGTTGATGAGAATGCTCTAAAGCCTCCGCCACCGCCACCACCGCCGCCGCCGCCGCCGGGTCCTCCACCTGCAACAATGATGTAGTCACAGACTAGTGGCGCACCAGAAACTTGAAGAGTCCCGTTCCCTGTAAAAGTTCTGTAAAAGTAAGTTGAATCAGAAGCTAATGTTCCGCCTGTTACTACTGACTTACGTGTAGAGCCAAACCCAAAGGCGCGAGCTGAAAGCCCTCCAAAGCTATTGACTAAAGGTGACATTTAGCACCTACGCAAAACGAGACTGGCTCGCGAAGACCGAGTAAGCGGCAGACCCTGTCTTAATAACTGCGTACGTATACGCGTCAACGCTACTTGCGTTTCCTGCGCTAGGCGCACTTCCACCGAGCCACTTTGCTGTCACCGCGTTTCCGTCAATAGTTAAACCAGTTGGATAGTAAGCGCTAGAGCCTTGAGTGACGAGGAATGTAACAGTCACTGACTGACCTGTGTCAAGATATGTATTAAGAGTCGTAGAACCGTCACCGCGAATATTGAGAGTCCAGTTAGCAGAAGAGTTTGAAGTGTAGAACAATGTTGCTTGAGTTAATACATCAAATTGGATAGTTCCTGTAGCCGCGGTTGCTGAAGCTGTAATCTTTTCTTTTGGAGATGTAAGAGTCTTATTACTTGTTGTTTGTACTCCAGTAGTAGTTAAGTAAGCTGATGTGTCTGGAGCAGGACCAGTCACGCCTGTTAAACCAGTAGCACCTGTTTGGCCAGCGCCAGTTGCTCCAGTTACACCAGTTGCGCCCGTTAAACCGGTTGCGCCAGTTAATCCTGTCGCACCTGTTAGACCAGTTGCCCCTGTTAGACCAGTTGCCCCTGTTAGACCAGTTGCCCCTGTTAAACCAGTTGCTCCTGTTAAACCTGTTGCTCCTGTTAAACCAGTATTCCCTGTTGGACCGAGGTTAGAAACAGTAATGCTTCCAGCCATTGATGAATGATACTGACATGCGTAGTAAAGTTGAGGCGCATCGAACGGAACTTCAAAGATGATAGTCCCGACAGCAGTACCGTTGTTTGTCACTCCTGAGCTGTAAACGTTTCCTGCACTGTATGCACCTGAAACAGTTTGAATCCAAAAAGGATGACCAGATGCATTAACATTGATAACATAACGATGTCCACGAATAAATGACAAGGTTGGGTTATTTGCACCATTGATTACATAAGCGCCAGAACCAGAGTTTGTAACTGAAAGAGTTATTCCACCTGAGACTCCTGTTTCACCAATTGCACCAGTAGAACCAGTTAAACCAGTCATACCAGTTAAACCAGTTGCACCAGTATTTCCAATAGCTCCAGTTGCTCCTGTTGAACCAGTTGCTCCAATTGCACCAGTTTCACCTGCACCAGTTACACCTGTAAGGCCAGTCGAGCCGGTCGCGCCGGTTGAGCCGGTGACACCAATTGCACCAGTTTCACCAGCGCCAGTTGCACCTGTTGCGCCTGTGAGACCAGCAGCACCAGTTAAGCCAGTCGCACCAGTTACACCAGTTACACCAGTTACACCAGTTAAACCAGCTGCTCCAGTTAAACCAGTTGCTCCAGTTACACCAGTTAAACCAGCTGCTCCAGTTACTCCAGTTACTCCAGCCGCACCGGTCGCACCTGTGACACCGTAGTACCCATCAGGTAGTTGCTCAACAAGAATCTTGCCAGCAATATCTAGTGATGCAACTCCGCCAGTAGTTCCTTTTTGTGAAAGTGGAATGTAATCTTCAAGTGTTGTATCAAGTCCACCACTACGTACAATGTCATTAGGAAGTTGAGTGTCAGGCACCACGCCTGATGCGTTAAGAGTCGCTAATCCGTTAGCAATACCTTCATCAAGAGAAAGAAGTCCTGTGCCTGTATCGTAATTAATTGCGCCGCTGACGCCAAGAACTCCACCAGGACCAGTTGGACCAGTTGCGCCAGTTGAACCAGTTACACCTGCACCTGTTACACCAGTTAAACCAGTTGCTCCTGTTAAACCAGTTGCGCCTATCGCACCAGTTACACCTGCACCTGTTACACCTGTTGCTCCTGTTAGACCAGTTGCCCCTGTTAGACCAGTTGCCCCTGTTAAACCAGTTGCCCCTGTTAAACCAGTTGCCCCTGTTAAACCAGTTGCCCCTGTTAAACCAGTTGCCCCTGTTAAAC